AGAATTCCAAGTGCTTAATCCTTCACCTTCGTATCCCGATTTCTCTGTCTTTGTTAATGGAACTACTCCCATAGCGCAGTACACACCCTGTGTCAAGATCGTACAATCCATGAACTCACACTCGCTGGCATTCTTGGATGTTGTATATGTGGGATCAAATATTGGTACCACTACTAATCGTTCTTCTCATAAGTGGGCGTATATAAAAGAAGGGACTCCTATCCAGATTGTTTATGGACAGAAGCCTAATTTTATGAACGCCTTTGTAGGATATATTTCATCCTATGAGTTGATTCGCTTAGGTACCGATAAGGCATCCAACAAGCTGACCATGAGTACGGTTCGATACACGATCACAGGTGCTTCGCAAGTTATGCAGAGTACCAACAACACAGCCTGGAAGCACACTAGTCCTTCTACCATCGCGGGAAATATCGCCAATAAGAATGGTATGCGTGGAATCATTCACGTCTATCAGGCAGCTATTGACTACCGCCTACAGAACTCTTCCGACTTCAAGTTTCTCGCGCAGCTAGCAGATGAAATTGGTTATAGATTCTATGTGGATAATACGGATTTGTATTTCATTAATCCCACTCAAATCCTGAGTAGAAATAACGCTCGCAATATCCCGCAGTTCTGGTCTTACAATCAGCCAGGACTTTACGACACCATCAGATCATTCAGACCTGTCGTAGGTACGATTACTCCCGATGGTGGTATTGTGGCTAATAGAAATGTTATAGGTCTAAATCCGACCACGGGTCAATTGACTCAAGCAACCGCTTTGGCTAATGCTACTACCGCAGCAGGTAATCAGATTGCTGATTACATTACTAAGTATTACAATGCTGCTCCTGCTGAGTCTTACTATGAAGCTCAGCAAAAGGTAAATGCTGATGCCTTGAAGAATCTGTACTGGAATACAGCTACCTCCACGCTTCGTGGTGATGCTCGTGTGCATCCAAACAGTCTCGTCAATCTAGCAGGCGCGGCCCTGACCCCTGATGAGGTAGGACTGTGGCTGGTCAATGATGCCACACACTATCTAGAGAAGCAACCACCAGGCGGTAATAAGTACGCAAACACATATACGACAGATGCAACGCTCATCAGAGATCACATCTACACAGCTAACACTAGTCAGCTATCGGCTCTACAAGACTTGACCAGATCCGTTCCCGCAAAACTAGTGGGTGGAAAGTGGATCTCCTCAAACATTGGAGCCACCATTTATGCAACCTAAGTACGATGCAATCTATAGGGCACTGGTTACCTCTAATACCGACGCTACCAATAGCGGAAAGATTAGAGTCCAGTGCCCTCAGATTGCTGGACTCGCAGAAATTAGAGCGGCTGAACCAATCAATCCACAGCAGCCTATTCCCAAGGTAGGAACAACTATCTGGATTATGTTCAGTGGTGGTGATATTACTAAGCCTGCTTATTTTGGTAATTCAATTTGGAACTCAAATTTTCTTGTGCAAGACTGGACATCCTTCACATTGATTTCAGGCTTTACAGGAAATGGAAATAGTAATGGAACTCCGCAATTCCAAGTCGTCAGCGAATACGGAAGTCTTAAGGTAAATCTAAAGGGCGGTATCAACATTACCTATCCAGGTGGAAACATTGCTAACAGTGGTACGTGGTGCTCTACCAATACTGGAGCGGCCATGCCTAATACATTGCGCACACTTCCTGGTGCTTGTTCTGCCGCTTCCAGCACAGTGAACTCTGTCAAGCTGGACTTTAGAACTGATGGTACTTGTGCCATTGTCGGTACAAACTCCACTACCAATCAGCCACCTTGGGCTTCTCTCAATGGCGTACACTACTTCATCTAATCTGGGATAATAAAGATATGGGAACACAAATTAGCATCCCCTTCGCTGTTCTAGAGAATGGCGCAGTGGCAACAGAAACCGATAATGATATTCAGGTCTCTCAGAGAATTGACGCTATCGTATCTACTGAGGTAGGTCAGCGTGCTATGAGAGCTAAGATGGGTCTGCCTCTTTCTAGACTTCTATTCGATGTAAACAATACACTCGTAGCTTCTGAGATGAAGCAGATGGTTACACAGCAGCTTCAGAAGTATGAACCAGGAATCGAAGTAGTATCCGTAGATCCAAATGTCACACAAGCTAACGATGGTGTGGCCTCAGTAAATGTAAACTATAGACCTATCGTGGCAGCCTCTACTACAAGTGCCGTAGCAAATACAGTCACTGTCCTTGTAGGTGGAACAGTAAAGGAAGGGATTGTAAGTGGCAACAGTTAATGGCGTGCCCGCTATCGATTACACCAGTAAGGATTACACGGGCTTCATCAACTCTATGCTGGACTACGCAAAGACTGCGTTTCCAGAATGGACTAATCAGAATCCAGGATCTCTAGAAGTAATGCTTCTAGAATCACTGGCAAGAGAGCTTGATGTTCTTTCCTACTACGGTGACCGTATTGTAGGAGAAGCATATATCGGTACAGCTACCCAGCTATCTTCTGTTATTCAGTTAGCTCAACTTCTAGGTTATACACCTGGACAAGCTCTAGCTGCGACAGGAACAGTAACTTTTCAGACAGCTACAACTTCTAGTGCAGTAACTATTCCTCTTGCAACACAGGTAACGACTAACTACGTATCCAGCATCAATGGTCCGATCGTATTTGAGACTACTCAGGTAGCTACCGTTCCAGGTAATGGTGGGACAGTTGTTGTACCAGTTGTACAGGGTGTTACTCAGGGATCTGCTGTATTCACTATTGGTAATAACACAACAGCTCCATTCGCAATTACCACTGAGCTTATTGGTACTTCTGATGGTTCACAACTACAGACCTTTACTCTAGCTAATAATCCAGTGGTTAGTGGTTCTATCACTATCTATGTACAGAATCCAACCTTCGGTAGTACCAGTGGACAGGACCCTATCCTTCCGTGGAATCAGGTTGCTTCACTTCAGCAGTCCGGATCATCTGATCAGGCTTGGGCAGAAACTGTAGATGAGAACGGCATTGTTTCTATTCACTTTGGTGACGGAATCAATGGAGCTATTCCACCTGCTGGTCTAAATATCTATGCTAACTATCGTGTTGGTGGTGGAACCATTGGTAACCTTGCTGCTAACTCTATTGTTGATATTGCTTCAGCTATCAATGGTGTGGCTATTTCGGCATCTTCTGCAACTTCTGGTGGAACAGCCGCAGAGACTATTGACCAGATCAGAGCGAATGCGCCTCGGGCTTTCACAACACAGCAGAGAGCAGTAACGCTAGCTGACTATGGAAATCTGGCCATGTCCCTGCCAATTGTTTCTCAGGCTAATGCGGTAGCAAATACCTACACCAACATCACTGTCTACATCACCGGTCAGGGCAACACAGTGCCCACTCAGGCGACGCTAGACACCGTGACCGCGTATCTGTCCGGACTCGATCTGGCAGGCGCTGTAGTGACCTGTACAGCCGCTTCTCTGATCCCTATCAACGTAGGGTCCAGCGGTAGCCCTGTACTCATCGGATGTAGCTCACGCTACAGCCCAACCTCTATTCAGATTCAAGCCACTCAGGCAATTCAGAATCTGTTTGCTCCATCCAACGTACAGCTTGGTGGGCGTGTAACACTAAGCTCTGTGTACTCTGCTCTATATGCAATTCCGGGAGTTCAGTACATTAACATCCCGCTATTCGTTCGTAGTGATGCCACTCAGTCTGGTGCTGCCGACATTCTTATGCGAAGCAATGAGCTACCAACTGCTGGTAATATCATCATTACTGTAACGGCAACCACATAAGGAGAATCGAATGGTAGCAGTTTATCCAGCGGCCATTAAGAACTTTGCGTATAGACAAGATTACACAGACCTGGTAGAGGCTGCTGACGTAAACGTTTCTTATGATGAGACCCGCGCTATTCAGACAACTCTTGGTGTGAATCCGCATCAGGAAACAATCGACAATACTCTTACTAAGTATACTGACGTAAGCACTAGAATCTCTAATGTTCGTAGAGGTACGACTGTTCCGTATGTAGGAACTTCTGCCCACGATGTGCACGTGCCCTTCAATTCAGATTACATTCCGTCCTGGAATGCGAAGCTATTTGATACTCACCACATGATTAACGGATCAAGTTTGATCTGTCCGCGCAGTGGAATCTATCACTTTAACTTCTATATCAGATGGCACAAGGACAGCGTAGTTACAGCTAACCTGCTTCCAACCTTTGACCGCAATGGAAAGCTACAGCTTGAGGCATTCCAGTCTGGTTCTTCTGCATTCTTGACCTGTCAGACAGATTGGTTCCCACAGGGATTCCAAGACTTCGCACGTCAGAGCGCGTCCATGATCTACCCATGGTACAAGGGCAATGCTGTGAAGGTTAAGGCATACCAGAGCTGCTACAAGGCGGGTACATTGATCGCTACAATCTACGCTAATATTGCTTATATTCGAGACATTCCATCCTAATAGGGAGTTTAAATGAGCCAAGGATTTGGTGTTGATATCTATGGTATTGATTACTATGGATACTCACAGCCTGCTGATTACAGCGTAGCTCCTTTTACTGCTGCGCAAACAGACTATGGAGACATTACCCTTTCCTGGGCATCACCTAATACAACTTCATGGAAGGTAATGGAGCTGGTCCGTAGTACCTACGGATACCCCAATCGCCCTGAAGATGGCGTAGTTCTTACGACAATTGTTCCATCAGGAATGATTCGTACATATGATGACCCTGGTCTTGATCCAGGAACCATCTATTACTACGCCATGTTCATTTCTATTGAAGCGCCTGCATGGAATTCAGGAACTACCTATGCTCTAAATGCTCAGGTTCTTTACAACGGGTTGTACTGGAGTAGTACACAGAATAGCAATACAAACCACGCTCCTGCCGCTGGTTCTTCCTTCTGGACAGCTTCAAGCTATGTACCTACCTGGTATCCCGCAGGCTTTGCGGCTACGTTAGCTATCGGTAATCAGGGATATGGGGCTCTTCTATACAACAGAACTCCACAACCCTACAAGACAACCACCTCTGATACATTCTCTACAACTGAGATCGATAACCAGTCTCTATACAACTACGAATCTCTATTCGGTTGGGGATTGGATCTGCTGAAGGCAGAATATGATTCTTATCTAGAACTAAGTAATGTAGATAAAGTTTCGGCGGCACACCTGGATATTCTGGGACAGCAGCTAGGTATTACAACTGATTACCTATCTACTCCGCAGCAGAGAAGACAGCGTATTAAGAATGCGGCTATTAACTACCGCATTAAGGGGCAGACTCAGAGTATTCACAACCTTATTGCTGAATTAGCAGGTTGGGATTCTGAGATTACCTATGGTCCCAATATGTACAACAGCGCAGACCAGACAGCTTTCGTACATCCGACATTAGATCAGTGGAATGCGAATACTACATACTTCCCTGGTCAGAAGATTCAGTACAACGGCTATAACTACAACAACACCACTCAATCAAAGGGACAGGCTCAGGCTCCAACAGGAACCACAGCGTCTAACACATGGTGGTCTGCTGCTCAGGTGTACATCCTTGATACAACAGTGAATAAGAATCCTCAGACCAGTCAGTATTCAACATGGGGATGGAGCGCTGTATCAGGTAGTACCGGAAGTATTGAAGGTGTTCGTACAGGTCTTCCACACCCTACTGATACAACTATCCACAATTGGAATGCTATTTCTTTTAAGCAGACCAATCAGCCTGGTGCGGGATACTTTAACGTAGATTCCACTACTAAGATTGTTACGCCTAATTACTCTTCTGGTACCAACTATGTAATCAATAACTATGTGCTGTACACAGACGGGTATTACTACCAGGCATTGAAGCCTTCTGGTCCGGGTACTCCATACGGTGCTAAGACTCCGGGAACAGATCAGAATTTCTGGAAGCCGTTCTACTACACTATTTCTGACACGCCAAATATTGTCAGAGATGGAACACCTATTCCACAGACTCAGGTCTGGAATTCTAGTCAGTCGTACAACGCTGGAGATTATGTTCAGTATCAGGGAATTCTCTATCTATGTCTTAATGACAATGTAAATTCTGCACCATCAGGTTATTACTATTCCAATGCGAACTGGGTATTCATTTCGCCTTCTCAGAAGACTTTGGTTACTTCTTCTTACTGGGCACGCAATATTAATGATGGCGGCGCAAATACATCTGCACAACCATTCCTGTATTTCTATGACAAGAAGGGTAATCTGATTAACAACACTGCCTCAGATTACTCAGGTTATAACGTGGGTGCAGAAGGTGTTATCGCTAGATTCGTAGACGATTATACGAACCTTAATGGTTCAACCGAAACGTCTCTAGCCAACGCTCAAAGAGACGGTACGCTGGCTAATGGTGTGTGGTCTACCTTCCCAACTACTTCTCCAGCTTCTTGGCAGTCTAGTTATGGAATGGCGTCTGTTAATCAGACTACGGTCGGCACTGCTACCTACTCATGGGTAGTTGTTGATGCGGGCGCTCCTTCCGGAAGATTCGCAGGAACGTTCATTACGGATTATGTAGATACAGCACATAAGACTCACGGTATTGTTTTTGCTATGCTGGACAACAACAATTTCTATTACGCAACACGTACCAGTCTTCGTCAGGTTTCTGCTGGTGTAGATACTCTAATCACTTCTTGGACACGTCTACAGAACGGTGACCGTATTATCAT